CTTCTGGAAATCTTTCTGCCAACACACCACCTACATCTTTTGCTATGCCTGGCAATGCTTTTTTAGCCGCCGCCAATTGTTTTTCAGATTCTATTTCTTTTAGTTTAAGTAAAATTCTTTCTCTTGTTTCTGCATTGATGCCTTTAAGAACACCGTGTTCTGCTTCATACAATCTACGCAATGCTTCAGTAGGTTGTTTTGCCGCTTCTAATTTTACAATTTCTTTATCTAAACCGTCAATGTATTTTGTTGTTTGTGCTTGTAATTGTTCTTTGATTGCTAAAAGAGCTCTGTCGGCTCTTGATAAATTTTTTGTCGCACCCGCCGTTGCCTCCATTCCTGCATGAACGGCACCCATAGCGATGGTATTTTCTTTCGTGGCCTTTGTAACTTCATCAAAACCACCTACTAACTCCATAAGTTGTTTTCTAAATATTACTGCTCCTGCCAATGCAAGACCCACTCCTATTGCTGTGATAGGATTTGCCATCATTGCCACAGTGGTTCTGATAACTGCCGCTCTTAACGCCAAGAATGCCGGAGTTAATGCTTTTAATCCAACAGCAAGTCTTCCTACACCGACAATCGCACCACCTAAAACTTTTGCACCTATGAATACACCAAATGCTATTTTGATTATGTCAAGATTGTCTCTTACAAATAATAATGTGTTACCTACATTTTTACCTAATGCGTTGGCAAAATTTTCACTGCCTTCGCTGGCGTCAATGATTCCTCTTGTGATTTCTGTCAATGCCGCAGTAAGTCCGCCTTCACCCACTTCATCAGCAAATATGGCAATTTCATCTTGTAGATTTGAAAACGCACCTGTTAATGTTTGTGCTTGTCTTTCAATACCACCTGCAAAATCTGTTTTACCAATTTTTTCAATGACTTCTATAATGTCTATACCATTGTTTGTAATTTCAGTGGTTGTGCCTTTGAATATAACCTTTAACTTGTCACCTTCAGTTTTTACCTTGATACCAAGTTGTTTAAGCATTTCAAATTCACCAGTTGTGGCATTGAACACTGCTCTGGCAACATCATCAATTCTTCTTCCCATACCAGCGGCTATGTTCCCCACGCTGGTCATAAAGTCTATGGTTGGATTTAGACCTGCGTTTCTAAATGTTATGAACGCACTGGTTACATCCTGAAGTTGGAATGGTGTTGATTGTGTAAAGTCTTTGATTAAACGAAAGGATTTAGCCGCGGCTTGTGTTGATCCTTCAACTGTGACAAGTGTTGCTCGTAAATCTTCAAACTGTCTTATGGTATTGATTAATCCACGAACAAGTATGCCGGTTCCTATTGCCGCTAAGGCACCTGCCACTTTTTTGGCGATACCATTAGTTTTACCAAGACTTTTGTTCAGACCATTAATCTGACCTTTTGCTTTGCTTATTGCCGCACCCGTCTTATCTATTACGACGAATTCTAGGCGCACCTGATCGGCCATCGTTCAAAACCTTTCGTTCTTCGTCATGCTTCATTTTATAATATGCTGACCACATGGTCAATTCTAGGACACTAAACTGCATGACTTCTTCTATCGATTTGCCCAGCGTTTCCGCTACTTTGACAACTAATAGAAGTTCAGCGTCCTCTCTTAGTTTTTTTCTACTTCCTCAACTTTGTATTCAGAAGTAGCATTATTTAAAACAGTTGCAATCTTAATTAAAACTGCAGGATCTGTTTCGTGCATCAACGTTGTTTGGTCAAATCTATTAAACATAGGTTTGCCATCCTGTGTCAATGCTTTCATAATGATTGATTCAACTAATGCTTCCACAGTGTCACCTTTGGATTGCAGTTGAATAATTTTGCTTTCAGTTGCAAAAGAATACGCATTTTTGTAATAAATGTCGCACTCCCACTCAGGCACATTCAACTTGTTCAGTTCATCGCCTAATTTGTTTTTGAAATGCTTTTTAGCATTGTCTAGTATCTTACTCATTTAATATACTTTCTCCTTCTCAATGCCGCTCTAGCAGGCCCTATCATGCCTCGCGGTGCTTGTTTTGATCGCCCTCGTTCTAAAAGACCAATGTAGGGTGTTCTATTGGAAACTGTTGTGGTTTTACCCACATTGTTAGAAACAACAGAAGGATTTGAATCTCTTCTCATTTTCCAATTTCTTTTGGCCCTTCCTGTCTTAACAGGAGTTACTTTTTTTAACTCCTTTAAGGCATTGTGTGCGATACGGGTGCCCAAACGCGATAATTCTCGTTCTATCGCGTTGAACACCTGATCTACTTTTAGCAGTCTGCCACTAATCATATTAGATAGTTGCTTCTACTAATGGTCCCGTTCCTTGAAACGAAACCGTTGCTTGGTTTAAGTCATCGAATGATACTGTTCTTGAAACAGAAGTCACGATAACATCGCCTTCGTATTTTATTCCACTGTTTGATGTGTGGAATTCAACATGAAGTGTTGCGTCTGCTGAAGGATCAAATATTCCTAATCCTTCGTGTGTTGATTCAAACAGCACATCCATAGTGCCTGTGAATTGGTGTAGTGAAGAAATATAAGTTCTTGCACTTGACCCCATTGCTGATGTATCTAGAGCGTCCTTTGTATGTTCAACACTCCAAGATCTCACAGATGCTACCGCAGTTGCCGCCGCACCAGAATCAGCACTGTATTTCACTGTTCCATTTTCGCCGCTTATAGCCATAGTTGTTCTCCTTAGTTGGTGTCGTGGTCATCTTCATCCACTTTGTCAAAAGACTCTGTAGATACACTTCCATCGACCGTTGTTGATGTTTCAATATCCTCCACATCTTTCAATGTTTCGTCTATTGATGGTTTAATGTCAGCAGTCACCTTAATTGCTTGGCGACTACTTTTTTTCTTACTTCTAGTTGGTTTAGGTTTTTCAGTTTTTTCTGAATCTGCCAAATACCAACCTTCGTCAAGAAATCTTGAAATTTTGTCTTGTTCAATCAATTGCGATTGATTTTCTTTTCTAACACGATAATATTTTACCATTACACTGCTCCTTTAGTGAATGAGTAAAGAACTTCTACAATCATTAAGAATTCTCCCAATGGAGCAACTCTGTCTATAACTTCAATGGTTCTTACTCTTGTTGTTACTGCTTTGCCTGATATTTCTCTTGTTCTGTCATTGTTCAATGTTTCTTCCAATCTTTCAATCAATTCGTTGCGTTTTTCGTCCACAGTCTGCACATAACTGGTTCTGCCATCTGATCTGACATAACCTCTAACATTTACTTCAATAGTGCCTCTGCGTATGCCACCCATAGCATTGTCTTCTCTAGTTTCATTGCCTGTTGTGATCAATATGGCAGGAAATTGTGTGATTGCTAATTTTTCAACATCAAATGTTTCGCGAGTGATGAATGAAGGTCTTGGAGAATGCATATCTCCTACAACATCTACAATGTTCTTTGTGATTGTTTCTCTGTTGGACATCCGCTACCTTTTTAGTCGGAGGTAGTATTGCGGTTCCTTTTCAGCGTCTGTGACTGTGCCTGAAGAATCAAAATCGTATTCTATTCCATCCTGCATACAAGCATCTAGTTCTCTAGTTGCTTCTTTTCTGTAGAAATCCATTTTTCTTTCGAACATATCCATTTCATCAGAAAATTTTGCAAGTTTTGGCATGATGTGAAATCCTAAACACCAATACACAGCGGCTCGAGTCAATTGACTTGCGTTATACAAGTCTTCATTGGGTTCGTTGGCACCTATATTCATTCTTTTGTAATCGTATTTAGAATATGCCTGTAGAGGCCACCAATTTGCTCGTAACCATCTGAATACATCTGCTTGACCGTCTGCAATTTCTTGTGACAGATCGCTGATGCCGTATTCGTCTATGTTGGGTTCTATCTTTTTGATATCACTTATTGTTAATAGTGTCGCCATAAAAGGGTGCTCCCCTCCTTTATTGTTGTTAATTGAAAGAACAAATCCTTTTTGTTCACTGTTATTTATTCTTATCTAAAAAAAAAGGGCGATATTTCTACCGCCCTTTTCCAATGTCAATGAAGTAACAAATCTATTTATTA